GGGAAACCAGTGCCCGTGTCGGAAGTGATCATGCACCAGGATAAACCACTGCAGAGACAAAGGAGTCTTCGTTTTCTGTGGGATTTTGTGGAGAGGTTTCGCGTGTCTGCTATGCAGAAACGTGAAAGCTATGCCACGGCCAATGAGCCGCGGAACATTTCCACAGTTCCAGTCACCCACAACTTGAGGCTGTCAAGTTTTACGTATGCCTTCAAGAAGACGCACCTTTTGTCGCAGCAATGGTATTTGCCCGGTAGGACCCCCAAACGCACTGCTGCTATGGTACATGATTTAGCTCTAAACTCTGAGAGCATTGTCGTAACCGACTTTAGTCGATTTGATGGCCATATCAACGAATTTCTACGGACCAACGTTGAGCTTGCAGCATACATGCGGTGGGTGGCACCCGGGCATCGGGACGAGCTGCGGAAACTCATAATGGATGAGTTTGATCCGAAGGCACGACATGGCGATGTCAAGTACAACCCAGGGCACAGTCGTCTTAGTGGATCACCACTTACAACTGATGGCAACACACTGATCAATGCCTTCTACCAGTACGCTTGCTTCCGTACCGTGAAAACGGAACCGGACGAGGCGTTCAAGATGGTGGGATTAGTTGGTGGCGACGATGGAATCCAAACCCTTGGGAGAGTGCCTGAGAGCACGCGAATACGCGTTGCGGAGCGGTTAGGTCTGAAGGTGACTATCGAGAAGATAGCCGTTAGGGGAGATTCAATCACGGTATGCGGGCGAACATTTGTGGACCCGTGGACTACTCCTGCCTCCATGCAGGACCCGAAGCGCAGTCTCATGAAACTGCACTTGACCGCGGATACTCTAGTTAGCTTAGAGGAAGCAGGTATAGCAAAGGCATCAGGCTATTTAGTCACAGATGCGAGGACACCATTTATCAGTGATTGGTGTGATTGCTACCTGCGCAACGTTAAAGCTGACACTGAGTTTATACCCGGCAAGTGTAAAGACGTGCCATATTTCGCTAGTCGATCAGAGTTCCTAGCAGCGCCTTGGCCACAAGAGGATGGTCATTTGGAGATCGTTGCTGAGAGCTTGGGGGTTTCGGCCTCTGAGCTCAAGGATCACATCGATGTATTACGCAATTATAACGGGCCAGTGGACAGTATTCCTACTTTTGACCTTCCGACACCAAAGGTCAAGGTGGATGCTGTGGTGGACGGTGAGATTCACCGGGCAGGGCCGTTATTAAGCGAGGATGTCAGTCAAGGAACTCACATGTCTGAAGCACCAAGTGGAGGACGAGCTGGAAGAGCTCGACCAGATGGTGGATGCTCTGCGAAAGCTGGACGCGGCTCTGACGGCCGCAACTGGCGAGATCAGCCTGCCATCCGCGGTAAGACAAGTCAACCACGTGGCTGCAACCGTGCGCCAAACAAGCCAAACCCTGACAAAGGCAAAACATGCCTTGGAACAGGGGAAGGCGGTGCTCGGGATAGCGATAGCGGGAATCGAAGGGGACAAGGCAGCTGGCGTGGCCAGCGTCCCCGAACGAGCCGTGGAAGAGGAAGGCCAATCATGAAGAGGTAGGCTAACCCCTTAAC